AATATTATTCGGTGGGCGCTTTGGGGGTTCAAATTTTTTGGGAGTATTACCATTATGCCATTTGGTGCTAAGTATATATAGAACCCCAATTAACAGGGGAGAAGTATCCAGGGCAGTCAATTGGTGCTAGTTGACCATATGGCTCCTCCAAAGAAATTTAGAATAAATTCCAAAAACTACTTCCTCACTTTCCCAAAATGCTCTATTTCTAAAGAAGAAGCCCTAGAGCAACTTCTAAAACTAGAAACCCCAACGAATAAAAAATATATCAAGATCTGCAGAGAACTTCACGAGGATGGCCAGCCTCATCTTCACGTGCTTCTGCAGTTCGAAGGCAAATACAACTGCCAAAATCAGAGATTCTTCGACCTGGTGTCCCCAACCAGGTCAGCACATTTCCATCCAAACATACAGGGAGCTAAATCCAGCTCCGACGTCAAGTCCTACATCGACAAGGATGGAGATACACTCGAATGGGGAGAGTTCCAGATCGATGGGAGATCTGCAAGAGGAGGGCAACAGACAGCCAATGACGCTTACGCCGCAGCGCTTAACGCAGGAAGTAAGGCAGAGGCTCTTAGGGTTATACGGGAATTAGCTCCCAAAGATTTTGTATTACAATTTCATAATTTAAATAATAATTTAGATAGAATTTTTCAGGAGCCTCCGGCTCCTTATGTTTCTCCTTTTTTATGTTCTTCTTTTAATCAAGTTCCGGAAGAACTTGAAGAGTGGGTCTCTGAGAATGTGAGCGATGCCGCTGCGCGGCCATGGAGACCGAATAGTATTGTTATTGAGGGTGATAGTCGTACCGGCAAGACGATGTGGGCTAGGTCATTAGGTCCACACAATTACTTGTGTGGGCATCTTGATCTTAGCCCAAAGGTGTATTCAAATGATGCTTGGTATAACGTCATTGATGACGTCGATCCCCATTACCTCAAACACTTCAAAGAATTTATGGGGGCCCAAAGAGACTGGCAAAGCAACACCAAGTACGGGAAGCCCATTCAAATTAAAGGTGGAATTCCCACTATCTTCCTCTGCAATCCAGGTCCAACATCATCATATAAAGAGTATCTAGACGAGGAAAAGAATGCATCACTAAAAGCCTGGGCTATAAAAAATGCGACCTTCGTCACCCTCAACGAGCCACTCTACTCAAGTGCCCATCAAAGTCCAGCACCGCATCGCGAAGAAGAAAGTAGTGAGGCGTAAGAGAGTGGACTTAGAGTGCGGGTGCTCGTACTTCATACATATTAACTGCAGTAACCATGGATTCACGCACAGGGGAACTCATCACTGCGCATCAAGCTCGGAATGGCGTTTTTATCTGGGAGATACAAAATCCCCTGTATTTCAAGATAACCAACCACGACGAGAGACCGTTCAACTACCAACACGACATAATCACAGTACAAATCAGGTTCAACCACAACCTGCGGAAGGCGTTGGGGATTCACAAGTGTTTTCTGAACTTCAAAGTCTGGACGAGCTTACGCCCTCAGACTGGTCGTTTCTTAAGGGTATTTAGGGTTCAAGTGTTAAAGTATTTAGATAATTTGGGTGTAATTTCAATTAATACAATTATTAGAGCTGTTGATCATGTACTGTATAACGTTCTTGTAAATACAATCGACGTTGTCGAAACACATGAAATAAAATTTAATATTTATTAATTCGTAACTGCATCGTAGAAATAGATGCGTATTTTCAGAGTAGCATACACTGGATTAGAGGCATGAGTACAAGCCATATACAACAACAAAGCATTCTCAGTATGGTTGGCATATTTAGCCTCCTCCTGATGATTATAAACGACATGATTGTTTACTTTAAAAAATCTCTTCACTAAAGCCTGTTCCTTGCATCCAGAGGGACCACCAATAACAGTAGCACTGAATTTACGCAGCACTTGATAACGGTCTCTGAGATCATTCTTGATTGTGGCTGTACTGGGCTCGTTGTCAAACATGTTAAAAATCTGTCCAAAATCACTTGGGCTGCCATAAGGCCTACGATCACGAACTAAGAAAAACATAACATTGTTAGTATGATTCTGCTTCTTGATGTTTTCGTCCATCCAAACTTTACCTAATATATAAATAGACTTAATGCAAAATCTCTTCCCTACTCTATGAGTCAGACCGGACCCACGGGTCACATCACTAACACATCGAACTATACCCACGTGCTTGACATCATCTCTCTGCTCATACGACTGGACCTTACATGGGCCTTCACATCCACGAGGGATGTCAGGGGTTCTGAACATCCGGTACATTCTGGGCTTTCGATACATGGGCCGATAAGTCCACGAACGACGCTTGCTTATGCCTCGGACAGTGGGGACAGCAGCACGGCTGGTGTAGGGGCTGTCGAAGTTCAGACGACGACGCACCTTCGAGACGGGCGTGGAAATTATTATATCGCCGGGTCGCTTCGACATAATTCTTAGCCCGAATGACAGATATGAGATCTCTAATTAAATCGTGGCCCAAAGTATTGGGCTCGTACTCCTCTTCTAAAAGCTGTAGATATTTTATACCCAGCATACAACGAAAACCATGAACCGAGTCTGGGAACTCGTTCAATAATGGATCCCACATGTTGCAATAATAACTACTTGGCGAGGAAGTATATAAAAACAAAATCTAAATAAGAAAGCTTTCAGGCTTCATTCTGATTGGCTGACATTTATTAGTGGACGGGGACCACTGATTTCTTTACTTTTGCTTTCGAGCGTGTAAGGGGACCACTTTTTTTTTTTTCGCGCCCACCGGT